TCGCCTTCCTCGGCTCTGCGGGTCCTCAGGGCCAAGTGGTCAACCAACCAGCCGCCAAGTACTCGGGTACCAACCAGTTGATTGTTCTCCAGACGAACTTGATCCAGAACGCCAATGCAAATGCCGGACGTGGCGGCACCTCATTCACGAACTTCAACGCAGCCATCACGAGGGCGTAAGTACTTTTTACTCATTGAAGAATAATGGCGCTTTCCGAAGGATTAAAATTCAAGTACTCGCTGTACACGACGCTGCTGTTCTTTGTCTTGGCGAGTCCGACCTCGTTCCGCATCGCCAATCGTCTGTTCGGAGGAGCCGTAGCGTCGCCGAGCGGATGCCCGACGGCGGTAGGATTTGCACTGCACACGTTCGTGTTCTTAGTGGGTCTGTATGGACTGATGTCTCTTCCCCAGGATGAGAAGAAGTAGACTACGACCGTGCGTTCTGCTTCCACATCGCATCACACACTGCGCACTGGTACATCCAGGTTACATTCACCGAGTCCAACTTCACACCTACAATGTCCGACTCCTTCCCTTGCGTAGCGCAGGTGGGATTCAGACATGTCATGTTCTTGAAGCGAGGCAGCGTCGGGTCGTGCTTCAGGTACGGATTGATCGAGTACTGGACCGACGTATCCTGCTGAAGGTCATGCTCATAGATCACCACCCCCGACTCCTCCTCGTATGGACAGGCGCGACACTTTAGGTAAGCCTTACCGTCACGCTCCGTAATGTCGTAGAGAAAGTTGGAGCACTGCTTACAGAACTTCATTTTGCTTACTGTTTGGTAACAAAAGGTTCGTCCGTTTTGAACATCAGAACCCACTTTCGTGCGTTCAAAAGGAATCGGTGGCCGACGATTAATCGGGAGAGTAATTAACGATGCTCCACCCCTCTCGCCTCGATGACTTCCTTGCGAAGCGCGTTTCGGAGAGCGGAAGTGGTCAGGAGACTCATCAGCTCGGCGGATCTCGAATCAACTACCGAATTCTACCCGAAGAAATGAAGGAGTTCCGTGAGCTCTACTGCGAGTACATCAACGCTCGGTGTCCCACGCCAACACTCTTCGAGAAGCTGTCGCAGGGAATCGCGCCGCTTCGTGTTGACCTGGATCTGAACTACAAGGGGAAGCATTCGACTCCGTTTCACACGCGTGAGCATACCAAGGCGTTCATCGAGGCCTACATGACCGAGGTTGCCAAGTACTTGGTGATCAAGGACATCACGGATGTCTACGTGATGGAGAAGTCGTATCCGACGTGGTACCCGGGTAAGGACCAGACCAAGTCCGGTATCCACATTGTCATCCCGAGCCTGATGGCGGATGCCAGGACGGAGACGGCCATTCGCGGCGCACTGGTTGGGCGAATGGAGTCCTTCTTCCACGGTGTTCCGGTGGAGAAGGGTTGGCGTGAGGCCTACGATGAGACCCCGCTGACGCGCAAGTGCACGTGGTGGCCGATGCTGGGGTCGAAGAAGTGGGATGAGCACGGTGGACTTCCGGCTCCCTACCAGGTGAAGTATGTGGCCGAGTGGGATCCAGAGGACGGGAAGGTTGCGATCGACGAGGACCGGGACAAGAACGTGACGCCGGAGCTGGTTGCACGATTCTCTCTTCAGACACCGGGTGCAGTAGGCAGCCCTACGACTCAGCTGGGCACAGAGATTCGTGCTGCCTTTGAGCGGGAGATGACGGCCCGTGCGCCGATCTCGGGTGGTCGCGCAATGACACCGGCGCGTGGTCGTCCGGCTCAGCGTGTAGAGCCCGGGTCTCGCGAGTCGTCTCCAAGTCGTGTCATCTACCAGCAGCCGCTGACGGATGCGCTTCGCAAATATTATGCAGATCACGTGGACAACCTTGCAGAGGGCAGGTATACCGAGTACAAGGACTGGTTGGACGTCTGCATCTGCCTCAAGAACATTCACCCTGACCTGAACGAGGTGTGGCATACCTTCAGTCAGAAGGCACAGGACAAGTACGACTTCCGCGAGACGGAGTCCAAGTGGATGTCGGTTGGGTTCCGCAACGACGGGAGCAAACTGGGCGTCGGTAGTCTGCGTTTCTGGTCTCGCACTGACAACCTGAACCGCTACCTTGAGATCGAGAAGACGAACATCGAGAGTCTGATCAAGGAGTCGGCGGCCTCGCAGACGGAGCACGACGTTGCCCAGGTGGTCTACGCAATGTACCGCGACGAGTTCAAGTGCGCCAAGTTCGGTGCGAATGTCTGGTATCGCTTCATTGGTCACATCTGGCGCGAGACCGACCGCGGAATCTCCCTCCAGCTGCGGCTGTCGAGCGACGTGGTGAAGGAGTATCGTCGGTTCGTACTGGAGATGGATCGGGAGCTGAGCGTACTTCCAGAGTGTTCAGGCAAGGGGGAGGGACACAATCCAGCTGCATGTCAGTCCTGTACGGCAGAGAAGAAGAAGAAGACGTATACAGATTTGATCGTGAAGCTCAAGCGCACAGGCTTCAAGAAGAGCGTGATGGATGAGTGTCGCGAGTTGTTCCTGGACGAGGAGTTCGTGAACAAGGTGGACGAGAACAAGCGGCTGATCGCCTTCCGCAACGGTATCTTCGACATGACAACCATGCCTCCTACGTTCCGCGACGGGAAGCCAGAGGATTACATCTCCTTCTGCACGAACCTTGACTACGACCCGAACAAGAAGTATTACCAGTACGAGTGCTGGTCGGAGCTTCAGAAGTTCATCAATGACATTCTGCCCGACCCGGAGGTGCGTACATACTTCCTGGGTTACCTCGCCAATGCATTGTCGGGTGAGAATGACGCACAGAAGTTCCACATCTTGACCGGCGATGGGTCGAACGGCAAGTCTATGCTGATGATTCTGATGTCGACGACGATGGGCGATTATGCGTGTACAGTGCCGATCTCATTGTTGACACAGGGGCGCAACAAGTCTGCCTCCGCGGCTCCGGAGCTGATCCGTATCAAGGGTCGTCATTGGTGCACGATGCAGGAGCCCGATGAGCAGGTGCCTCTGAACACGGGTCTGATGAAGGAGTTGGCCTCGTCGGAGAAGATCACGGCTCGTGACCTGTATGCGGGTTCGAAGCAGATGATTGACTTTGAGCTCCAGGCCCGGTTCAATCTGGCGTGTAACGAGAAGCCGAAGATCAACACGCAGGATGGAGGCACGTGGCGCCGTCTGGTGGTTGTCAACTACCCGACCAAGTTCGTGGCCTCGCCCCGTCTTCCGCATGAGAAGCCGATGGACGAGAACATGAAGCAGAATTGCATGAGCGAGACGTGGGCGACGGCGTTCCTCAACTACCTGGTTCACCTCTTCACGGAGGGCAAGGGGCTGAAGAAGCTGGTTCCGCCGGAGAAGGTGATGGAGTATATTGCCGAGTACAGGGAGGACAGTGACGTGATCGCCAAGTTCCTCCGTGAGAAGATCCATGCCTTCCCGCAGCTCCGGGTGGACGAGCAGGAGCATGAGCCGTCGTCATGGACTAACATTACGAGTACATTCAGTGAGTGGAAGCGGACGAATGAGTTGATGGGGAAGGGAACCCCGCAGGAGCTGAAGAAGCGGTTGGAGTCGGCCTATGGTAAGATGCCTAGGGGTGGCTGGACTTCCTTCCGGTGCGGCGACGCTTAGACTTGTGCTTCTTGTGGCGGCGACGGTAGGTCTTGCCGCGACCACCCGTAGGAGGCTGGGGCTGGGGAGAAGGGCCACCTAACCACGACGGGCGATTCGTCCAGTAATCTGAAACTTTCCCCGTTAAACTGCTCCAGCTGTTTGCGGCTGAGTCCTTGAGACTGGTGAAATAGTCCATTGTTTCTTCGTCTTATTTTTTACTTTGATCAGTAGCCATCCGTGCCGCCGACATGACGCTTAGCACCGATCTTGCTCAGCACGTACGAGCGCAGCAGACCGATGGTGAAGACGACCAGTGCGAAGGACACCGTGAGGTTCACCAGCTCCACGATCACCTGGCCGACCTTGAGGTCAGCCGAGCCGACCTTGATGGAGAAGCCGGAGATTCCCTTACCCGCCGACGCGGCAGGAGCCAGGAGCGGCACGAGGATACCGTCATTCAGCGACTTGAAGAATCCAGCCACAACGCTTCCGAGATAAAACGCCGCCGTCAGAATGATGATGTCCTTGGTATCGAGCATTTATTGAGTGGTTCAGAATGTTTTTCAGGGAACGACATAATGAGGATCCGGAGCGACGCTCTGAATCGATTGGCAGGAAACGCGACTTCGCTCTTGGCGTTTGATTGTGAGTTCTGGCACTTGGGACCTACATTCCTCCCTCGAGAGGTGGGTGGGTACCACATGACTCGCAGTGGCGACGGGTGGGTCCGTTCCGCGCCGTTCTTCGTTGTTCTTCCGCCTCCGGGTGGACAGCTGAACCGTGTTTCATCCAGTTATTCTACAGTGACACCCAAGACAGCCGAGATCCTAGATATTCTTGAGGAGACGGAACGGTCGGCACCGGAGTTTCTGCATAATGACGACAGTGTGAAGGCATACTTTGCGGACCCTAAGGTGAAGCCGCACTTGAAGCCCACGTCCTGGATGACTGGATTCGTGAAGATGATGAGCGAATCTACGGTCATTGTGAAGGGGGACATGGATCTGAAGGCCGTCAAGTCTGCATGTACAAAGTACAAGATCGCCTACCATGCACCGTTAAAGATCTTTGATATTGCGCGTCATAACCCCGAGTTCAACAAACGGTGTGGCACGGCGAAGTTGGAAGGCACTTATCACTGCATCTCGAAGGAATTGGATGCTGGGCTGAAGAAGGCGTTTCCAGTGGGCAAGGCGCACAACCCAGTGTTTGACTCCGCCATGACGGTTCAGATCGCTGCATGGTTAGCAAAAGATATCCGTTGAATAGCAATGGACACGAGGTTCTGGGGGCCAAGTGGGTGGCAACTGTTCCACTTAATTGCCGAGGGGTCACCGATGCCCGAGTATACATTGGCGTTCATGTCTCGAATCCTCCCCTGCAAGTTCTGCCGGGAAAGTACATCGAACTTCATTGCAGATCACCCCTTGGCAAAGGGCGCGGACGCCGGGCACTGGTTGTACGAGATTCATCGCATGGTCAACCATAAGCTGAAAGTACAGGCCGAGAAGGATCCCTCAGTAATTCTACCGGAGCCCGATCCGACCTACGAGGATGTACATGAGAAGTACGCTGAACTCCTCAAGAAACCTCCCCATGGTGTGCCCGGTCGTGACTTTCTATTCGCCATTGCCTACAACTTCCCTGAGAAGCCTGAGTTAGATGATGTCAATACACAACAGGGGTTCCTCCACAGCCTTACCAAGACATACCCCTTCCCCAAACTGCGTAAGATCGTCGCGCGGTACATACATTCGCATACAATTGATCTGCGGTCGCGCACTACCTACCTCCATTGGATGTATGGACTCCTGCGGCGGCTCTCCGAGAAAACGAACTCGTCGATCCGTAGCTTTAAAGGGTACGCACACCATGTGGCTTACTACAAGAGTGGGTGCTCCAAAGCAACCTACCATGGAAAGACATGTCGACGACTCGATAATGGAAGCTACACCAAGAACCGTAACCCTAAACGTACTCGACGGATCGCAGGTGGAAGTCTACTCTCGTAAACATGGAGGTGAAGAGACCTCGCTGTTGATGAAAGTGTATATGCTGTGTATGGTTGTACTTACGTGGTTCGTCATGCGATCAGCTCTTGTTTAGAAGATCGAGCGGCGGCTCCGGCGGCGGTGGCGGCGAGTCTTGTGTCCCTCCTCGCCCGTCGCCTTCTTGCTCTTCCACGTCTTCTTGGCCTCCATGATCGCCATCTTCATGCCCTTGAAGCCCTTGGGAAGGTGTCCCTTCTTCTTCATCGTCGCGCGAACCGACATGACGTGCTTGATCCAAGCGTTTCCTGCCATTTTGTTTTAAGTACGCGAAATGAATCCAGGACGACCGAGGGGGGTCGGACACAGATTCCACTGACAACCATACGCATACACGTCGTCCATGACCTTGAACTTGGAAAAGGCCTGGTCAGGTGCGACAATCGCAATGTGCGAATGCGTGAACGAACGCAGCTCCTCGGCTTCGCGAGGATGAGCTGCCTGTTGGTACGTGAGTCGGCGCAGGTGACTCTCGTTCCAGGAAACATTCACCAACGGCTCGAGCTCTGTCCCCCGCGCTTCGCTGCCAGATACGATCACGATCTTGTCCGCAAGTTCCGAGAGTGGGATGTTCTCGATAGACCCGGAGAACAGCTGCCGCCGGACTGTGGTCTTGAGGTGGTGTGCGACACGGTTCGCAGTGACGCTCTTTTCCGTGTGGAGAACGATGCTCAGAATCAGCGGGTCACGCGATGGGAAGGCCTTCTGCAGAATCGCAGCACAGCACGACTGAAACCCCCGAGCATTTATACCGTCATATTGTGGACTGAGGGCGACTACGGGTTGATCCTGTCCATCGGAATACACGTGAAGCTCGATCAGACGGTACCCCTTGTCTAGGGCAGTGTCTAGGTCGCCTCCCTGTACATAGTAGTCAACCAGGGTCTTACTACGATCTTCTTCAGGAGGTGTCTCCGACGATGCGAGTATATATCCGGCCGCAACCAGTGCTCCGACCACGACCAGCGGTTCCATTACGTAATATCACACAAATAATGCACCTAGCGTTTCACCGCCACGACGAAGGTGATTCATGTCCTCGTCCGAAATGCGAGTCCCCATCGGAATGTCCATCAAACATGCATAGTGGAAGTACAAACAGTACATTCCACACTCCGACTCCTTGAACTGGTGGCGTGTTGAATTGTAGGTCAGCTTCATGGGTGTTTCGTGCGGGTGCATCGCATCCCACTGATCCTTCCACCGAAACATCAAGCGCTGGATCTCCTTCTCGGGCTTGTGAGCATAGGAGTCAAAGTAGGTCATACGGGGAAACTGCAGCTCGTCGCGCATGTCCAAAAACGCGGCAATCCAATGTTGACCGGGTCCATCGTGTACATCGGTATTGAATACGATTCCTATGCGTCGATAGCCCTTCTTGTATAGCTGCTCCAGCTTCATCGAGCAGAGCGTGGATACGATGCATTTGGACATCTCAGACTTGAGGTCGAAATCAATCGGGACGCATCCAATGAAGTGGTAGTCTTCGATCACCTTCTCGTACGACCGCTCGACCTTGTCGATGTCGTCGGATGATAACCATTCAGTGGGGTTCTTCTTCCAAGAGGCCGGTGCGCGAGGACGCTTGATCATCGAGCTCACGATGCAGGTTGGCTCACCGGTGTTACACTTGGAGTGGAGGCGGCGTTTCAGTTCGGCCCACACAGCGGAGGCGCCGCGTTTTTGAATCTGGGGCTCCTTCGGGTGTTCCTTGTTATAGACGGTACGTAACCGTTCAATCTCGTCCTCGTCGAAGAGGAACATCCTTGCTTAAAACGGATACTTTCCTTGTGAGTGTCATACAAACCACAATGGATGCCCTCAAGCCTATCCTCTCCAAGTACGTTCGCGTCAACAAGAACATTGCCGAGCTGAATGGTCAGGTCTCGGAGCTTCGCGACACTCGTCGCAGTATTGAGACCGATCTCGCCGCATTGTACGCACACACCATTCTGCCCGACCAGATTCACTTGAGCGAGTCGGATGCAATGTTTAACGTCAAGCGACCCAACAAGTGGAAGAAGGGATGGTCGCTGTCCAAGAAGGACCTGGAGATCTATCTCAAGGACATTCTGGGCGATCGTGGTGGTGATGTGATGAAGGAGATTGTGCGCCGTCACGAGCCCAAGCTGGTAGCCGACGACTTTGGCTTCGAGTTGAAGTCCACCGGGTCCTCGGGTTCATCGGACCCCGCTGAGTGAAAGACTACACGTGGAACCGAATTCCGTGTATAGGTGACTTCAACCTGACCACTATGTTTGATCACTCCTGTCAGACATATGCAGCAACATAGAGAGGTGATAACGCCGATGGCGGCCAATACAGAGGTGAACACGTCACCCATTATGCTTTTTGTTTTGCTTGGACGAAAGCGGGTTCTAGGGACTCCTCGATCTCGCGTAGCATGGCGTTGATTTCCCGTAGGTGTTTGGACGCTTCAAGGGTATTTTCGCGGGGCATGAATCCATGTTGGATTCGAGTCACCGCAACGGATAACTGCCTCTGTCGCTCAACCACTTGAAGTGCCAGTGTAGACAACTGTTTTCGCATCAATGCACGGATATGTGTTGGACGGAGAAAATCTTTAAACTCCGTCGTCCTCTCGCGAGGTGAAGTACTCGCGCATCTTTTCGTCGACCTCGCGATTCGTCAGCTCCCATACGCCGTCTGCATTGGGCTCGACGATCGAACGTACGTCGCGAACACCATTGAGGATCTTGTGACGGTCAACGTACTTGCGGTTCTTGGCCGAGCCATGCCACAGGTGATACACGGTTCCGAGGGCACATGACACCTTGGGGAGGACCATACGTGAGTATTCTTCGTACGATGGAATCAGTGCCTGATGCACGTAGCCTCTCGGAAACTTGATGTCCAACCACGCAGCTGTGCTGAGGGTGTCTCCACTGCCTGTGATGCCATGCTGATAGAATCCGATCTCCCTGAACCACTTGCGCTGGAAGGCCCACCCGAATCCAGGATGGTAATTGTGGTTGTAGAGGTTGAGGCGATCCATGTAGGCCACGGACAACCGGGTCTGAACAAGGTTCTTGTACGTACTGTCCAGCCATACGCACGACGAGAACGGCTGCACCACTTCGTATGTACTCAGCAGCCGCGATACGTCGCTGTACCACTTCGGATTGCCGAAGATCACGTCTGCGTCCAGGAACATCAACTTCTTGAAGCGCCAGGGGACGCGCTTTTCGAGTAGGCTGCACAAGACCTCTTTGTGGAAAAACACGCTGTTCCCCTTGACGTGGTAGGCATCCGCGATCTCCGGTTCCGCGTCACCAAACGTCAGTTCCATCGTGTAATATGGGATCTTCGCTACTTTCAGCTTCTCGATCGTGTAGAAGTAGTTCATCAGCATCTTCTTTGAGTGGGCGGGGTTGAAGAAGACAAAGCAAATTGCCATGTCCTTGCGTGAGGGGATCTCGTAGCGACATGCGGCGACATCCACAATGCAGGTCTCGAGGGGCGGGGCAGTTTCGGGTGTGCGAACAACGTTATATGCAAAGGACTGGATTTGACCCATTACTTATACTGTGCGTTTTCGATATTGGCACGAGCCTCGGCTATGCGCTGTAGGTGCTTACGGCGACTCATTTCAGCCTGAGCCTTTGCGCGCTTGAGCTGACGTCTGCGCGAGAGCTCGTACATACGCTTGGTCTGTTTCTTGGTTTGGAAGACTGCCTTGACTGCCTTCTTAATACCCAGGAATCCTCCGGTCCGTCGACGAGTCCTCATTGTATTCAGCTGACAAAAACGAATTTACCGCGAAGGAGACGAAGGAAGCATATGTACTCTCCCTACAATGCCTCCAATCGACCCTTCACTGAGGATGACATCCACCGTGTTCTCCGTCGTCATGGACTCCCTCATTACCGCGTCAGCAATCGCAAGGTCTTTCAGACCGCAATGGTCCATACAACCTACGTTCGTCGCACCGAGTATACTACGCCTGATGGAGAGCCGGCCGTTCTCGCTCCCTGTCCCTCCGGCGTTATGCCCCTCCAAGATGAGAGCTACGAATGCCTTGAG